GTAAGTTTTTCTTGGTCTATCTCAAAACCTTTCGGCATATCGATATCACCATAAAATAGACTTTGTTCTGTTAATACTTTCTTTTGCATACCACCACCAGATATATATTATGATTTAATGTTTGTCAATTACACTTCGTTATTAAGTGCACCGTCATTCAATACCCAACCAGCTGTATTGTCTGCTTGGTAAGCATTCTCATCCCAGTTATATCCCCATAAATGAGTACCTGCTTCGTTTTGTGAAGTTTGTTCTGCAGTTAAAGCAGGTGCATCACCAATCGGTGATTTCCAAGAAGCTGAATCATTATGTTTTACCCAAGATGCATATGGTTTTTTAGGCCAGAAGATTTGATCATCTTCATCCCAAGTATAACCTATACCTGCGTAATTTCCTCTAAAAGGTGTTCCACCATTTTTATGTTGTCCACCTTGTGTGTTGTAAGAAGTTTGAATCCACATTTGTGCAGGCCAATTATTGTGTTGTTCTAAATATTGTTGACCTACTGCTTCGTCTTCTACTCCATCAGCATTTAACATATCAGAATTATTCAAGGTTAAAACTTGAATTACTTTTCCGTTAACTCCTAATTTTGCAAAATGTGCCATAATGTTTCTCCTTATATATTAATTTTAAATTTTAGTAAACACATAAATATTATTGATATTTGTATCTAATAACAACTATACCTGAACCACCATTACCACCATTAGCGTCACCTGATGGTATATTATTTCCACCTGGTCCTCCATCACCTGTATTATCTCCTGCGTTAGCTGCTGCACAGGTTGAAAGCGTTCCTGCTGGTCCTCCAGTTGCACGTGCTACAGGGGAAGCTGTTATATTAGTAGTGGCTCCAGTTCCTCCTAACGCACCGTGATTTGGTTGTATATCTGAAGGTTCTCCTACTGCAGTTGCTCCACCTCCAGCTCCACCATAACCTCTACTACTACCATCTCCAGTGCCACCATTGTTTCCTTGTGGAGGAGTTACAGAAGGTGTATTTCCGCTTCCTACTGAACCACTATTATAACCACCTACTCCACCACCCGATCCACCTGGAGCTCCATTATCAGAAGCACCACCTGGCGCACCTCCAGATTTAGAACCTCCTCCACCGGCTGTAGATGTAATCGTTGAAAAAACTGAAGGGTTTCCATTACCTCCACTATTTCTACCACCGGGTGCAGTGCCTGGACCTGATCCAGTGCCTCCACCTCCTCCACCACCAACTGTAATTGGAAAGGCGGTTGCTGTTACCGTAATTCTATTTCCTGGTGTTGGATAACCGTCTAGAGGGCTAGCCGTATAAGGGGTTACTGGATTTTTTAGTTCTCTAAAACCTCCTGCTCCTCCTCCACCAGCAGAATAAAAACCTCGTGCTGATCCACCACCACCTCCACCACCAGCTACTACCATATAAGAAACTATATTTTCAGACGCACAACTTGCTACTTGAGAAACTGTAAAAGTACCAGGTCCTGTAAAAGTATGAATTTTACAATTTCCACAAGTTGTAATTGTACCACCTGTTGCTGTTAAAAAATTTACACCTGAAAAAGTTGATGAATCATCTTGTGTTGCTACCCATCCTTGAGTTGCATCTACATAAACTAAAACAATAGAAGCACCATTTGTATCAATAACAACATCTGTAGCGGAACCTCCATTTATTGGAGATCCATTTCTACCTATTGTTAAATTAGCTGTTGCAAAATTACCGTTGTAATCTTTTACGGCAACAATATTTCCTGCACTTGGCGAACTGGGTAGTGTCATTGTCACTGCTCCTGAAGCGGCAGTGTCTACAAAATAACCTTCACCATTAACTGCTGTAAAATCAGTTGTTTTTTTAGTTGTTTGCCAATCAACAGATCCCTCTCTTCCGAATCCTGTCTGCGTTCCATTGTTCGTGATTGTTGCACCAGCAGGAATGGTAATAGTGTCACCACTATCTCCTAACTGAACTGTACCACAATTTGTTCTTGGACTAATTTTATTTACTTTTACTTCACTCATAATTTACCTATTGATATTTATACCTTATTACAACTACACCTGAACCACCATTTCCACCATTCGTTTGTCCTGGAGAACCACCTTTTCCTCCTCCACCACCAGAGCCTTTATTAGTATCACCATTTCCTCCTGGAGTTCCTGGAGTTCCACCATTTCCTCCACCACCAGATCCACCTGGACCACCAGCTCCTGTGCAAGGTCCTGTTGCTCCACCACCGCCACCACCAGCTCTAGTTGTTGGGCTTCCTGAAATTACACTTGTTGCTCCTGCTCCACCAGCTCCCATAGTTCCTCCACCTGTACCACTTGTTCCAACTGCTGTCGCTCCACCTCCACCACCAGTTTGTAAACAAGGTGTACTTGTATTAACTCCAGCTCCTCCATTATTTCCTTGAGGGGGACTAACTGGAGGTGTATTACCAGTTCCTCCAGAACCACTGCCTTCAGAAGATCCACCACCTCCTGATCCTCCAGGTCTTCCTGGAAAATTAGGTGCACTAGGTAGTGAAGCTCCACCACCTCCACCACCAGTTGAAGTTATTGTTGAAAAAATTGAATTTGAACCACAAGATCCCACTACATCATTACTAGTAGAACCATTACCACCAGCACCAACAGTTATTGGATAGCCTTGAGCTGAAACTGGTAAAGCTGAAACACCACTACCTAAAGGAGAAGCTGTGTAACAACCAGATGCTGCACCTGAAGATTCTCTATAACCTCCAGCTCCACCTCCGCCACCACCGTGAGCAGGGCTATTTCCTGCAGCTCCACCTCCACCACCAGCTATTACTAAATAATCAACTGTAGATGAACCCAAAGGGTTTCCTACACCAGAAACACAAAATGTTCCTGGACTTGTAAAAGTGTGAATCTTATAATCTCCACAAGTTGATTCAGTTCCACCAGATGCTGTTATAAATAAAGCACCATATGCACCTGAATCATTTTGAGTTGCTTTCCAACCTTGTGTTCCATCCACATAAACAAAAAATACTGAAAGTTGATTTGTTGATAAAGTTGGATTAGTTCCTACTCCGTCAAAATTAGAACCATTTCTATTTATTGTTACATTATTAGTAGCAAAAGTTCCTGCATAATCTTTGATACCTACTATATCACCAGCACTTGGACTTGCTGGCATAGTCACCGTTATTGCACCTGAAGTCGTATTTACAAAATAACCATTCCCATTTACAGCAGTAAAACTAGCTGTCTTTGCTGTAGTGTCCCAATTAACTGTTCCAGTTCTACCAAAACCAGATTGAGATGCACCTGATGCTAAATTAATAGTATCGCCTGATGCTCCTAATGTGATTGTTGTACCACATTGATTAATTAAATTTCCACCATCTGCTGCTTGTATGTCATCTGCTTTTACAACTGAACCACTGATCGTAGTTGTTGCACCGCATTTAGTGACTACTGCACCGCCGCATTGGTTTTCTATGTTATCTACTTTTATTTTACTTGTCATAATTATTGAAATTTATACCTTATTATTACTATACCTGAACCGCCTGAACCACCATTTCCGCAAGAGCCGTTTCCGCCTCCACCACCACCGCCTCCAGTGTTGGTTGTTCCAGCTGTTCCTACTCCTGGAGAACTACCAGGTCCACCTGCTCCTCCTCCACCAGAGCCACCTGCTCCTTGATTACATCCATTATAAACACTTCCGCCTCCACCACCAGCTCTTGTAACAGGAGATCCTGTAATTGAAGTTGCAACACCATTACCGCCATTTCCACCTGAAGTTGGAGATGACCCTCCACCAGCAGCACCAGCACCACCACCGCCAGTTCCTCCAGAACCTGGAGCACCATTAGGATTAGCTGAAGCACCACCGGGTTGACCTTGAGGTGGACTTACAGGAGGTGTATTACCTGCTTTAGCTGGTTGTCCACTTGCTGCACTACCATTACTATTACCACCACCAGAACCACCTGTGTTGCCACCTACACTATCGTGAGAACCAGCTCCACCTCCACCAGCAGATGTCACTGTTGAAAAAACTGAATTATTTCCATTAGACCCTTTTACAGGTGTAGATGTAGAAGCAGCTCCACCACCTCCAACTGTTATTGGAAATGCTGTTGCCGTTACAGTAATATTTGTAGCTCCTTCCAAAGGTGATGCTGAATAACAATCAACACCTGATTTAGATTCTCTAAAACCACCAGCTCCACCACCGCCTCCACCTTTACCACCACCACCTCCTCCAGCGACTACTATGTAACTTACTTCGTTGTTATCTGCGGTAGGAGATATTTGTGAAACACAAAAAGTTCCAGGTGAAGTAAAGGTATGAATTTTATAATCACCACAACAAGTAATTGTACCACCTGTTGCTACAATAAAATTACTTGCTAAATCTGAATTAGCTCCTGTAAAAACTAATCTCCAACCTTCTGTTGCATCAACATAAATAAATTGAGCTGTTGTATTATTTTGGTAAATAGCATAATCACTTGCAGATCCATTAATATTAGAACCATTTCTACCAATAGTTAAATTATTTGTTCCAAAAGTTCCTGTATAATCTGAAACGGCTACTACATTTCCTGCACTTGGTGTTGCTGGCAGTGTAACTGTAAAAGCTGCTGAATTAGTATCACAAAAATAACCAACACCACTTGTTGCTGTAAATCCTGTTGTTTTTTTAGTAGTATCCCAAGATACTTCACCTGTAGAACCAAATCCTGCTGCAGTTCCTAAATTAGAAATTGTTGCACCTGATGGAATGGTTACCGTATCACCAGAAGCACCTAGTGTTAAGGTAGTCCCGCATTGTGGTTCGATTGCATTTACTTCTATTTTAGACAATGACTAATACTCCTGTAACTGTGATTGTGCCAGGTATTGTAATAGGTCCTGCTAGTACACCGTTTTCAATTGTTTGTGTACCATCAATAGTACCTGCTTGGTTTGGTATAAATTCATTAGGGGCTGTTCCGCCTCCAATATATTGGATTCCATTTACTATCGCCGTCATTGTTCCTCCTACGAACTAATTGTGTCGATGTATGAAGTAACTACATCTAAACTAGATGCAGTATCACTAACTGCTTCAAGTACATCTCCGCTTTTTAAAACTATCTTCGCGCCACCTTGAATTAATTCAATTGCAGAATTTGGTGGAATTGCAACTCCTTTTGCTAAAAAGTAATCACTACCACCATTTGCAATTTTAACATCAACTAAAATAGTAGACGATACAATGTTACAACATCTGATTCCAATAACTGCATCATAATTACCTGCAGTCAATAAAGCTTGGTCTGATGTTCCAATTTGTCTTTGAAGATCGTTTCTAAAATCTTGTGCCATATTTTTTTCCTATTTATAACGCAACAGCCATTGCAAGTGCAAAACCTGCTGAAGCTGCTCCGACTGGTGTTCCTGTTGCGTCCAGGTAAACCGATTTACTTGCTGGTAAAGTACAGAATACATCTTTTGTACCTGCTGCAAAGTTAACAGCTGCATCTGAATTAGAACTGGAGATAACTGTAGTTCTAGTTAGATTTGCACTCGTACCATCTAATGTTCCAAGTCCAACTTCAAACTCTGTTGTACCTTGATTAAAGATACAATAGTAAGTCGTGTTGTTGTTTCCTATGCCTTGTGCAAAAGTTTCAAAACCAGTTACTGCTGTTCCAAGTGCCATTGCACCTGTACCAGTAGTTGTGCTCGTTACTTTTACTCTGTCGTTTATTACCAACGCCATAAATTTTCTCCTTAACTCATACTAATAATTGCATTAGCAGGTGTAGTTGGATCAGGGAACGTAATAGTGAAATCACCATTCGTTGCTGTCTTTGCTCCACCAAAATCTAAAACCACTACTAGTCTATTTGCTGTACCATCAACTGTATCAGAATTGTATATTGCTGCATAAGCTGCAGTAAAAGTTGCACTTGACCAAGTTACATTTGCAAAGTCAACTGAAGCAACCGCCGTACCTGAAGCAACTCCATTATTAGTTAAAGTTTTAACCGCATAGTTAGAACCTCCACCTGAACTTACTTCGTCAGTAGCTGAATATACAGTACTTGATGTTGTGTATGGAAAAGATCCACTTCCAACATACAGAGACAGTTTAAAAGTGTTTCCTCCTGAATTCTGAAAATCGTGTTGTCCAGAAAAGAGTGCACCTCTAAAACTAAAAGGTATTATATTTGCCATATTATTTTATCTCCTTAATTACTTGATGGTGGTTTTACGTTTAGTTGAGCACGAACTTCACCATCTTGATATTCGTCTCTGCGTCTGATACCGATTTGCTCGATAGCGTACGATTCTAAAGCTTCATTATATTGCGCTTGATAGTATTGTAACATATCCTGCGGACCTTTCAAGTATCCATATGCATTTACCAGACAAGCGTACAAAAGTAAATCTTGATATTTGTTTGACAGATAAGTTCCAGTTGTGGCCGGAGCGGGACTTGAAGTTGTGTCTGTAATAGAATCTGGCTCTTTGTCATAAGCTAGTGTAATTTCGTAAGTTTTATCAGGTGTTGGGGCCACTACCCAAAAGGTTTCATCCCAGTTTGCATAGTATTTTGGAATATCTACAGCTTGTGTTCCAGGTGTAGAATAGTATTCTGCCATAAAACTAGTGTCTCTTTGTTCTAAATAAAATTGATTTCCAGCTTGATCTTTAAATTGTACATATCTAATTGCTCTTAAATCAGATGGAATAGTTACATATCTGTTTCCAACAATTGCATTTGATGTTGCATAAAATACATTTTGATCTGTGTCTATTGCTCTTGTAATTTTGTTTTCTGCATTTTTTATCATTGTTGATAAAACAGAATCAGATAAAACTGTGCTACTAACTTCTGTATAGTTTCTAATATCAGTTCTTAAATTGTCTAAAGTGTATGCCATTATCCGTTTACTACCTCAAGTGTTACTGGTCCTGCTGAACAGTTTGCTCCACCACCTGATATATTACTCAATGTACCTAATGGCAATCCAGCTGAAACACTACCTACTGATCCTAAAGTTACATAAAAATAATTAATTGGTTGTGTTA